AGGCGGGGCATTTACTAACTCAGTTGTAAACTCTCCAACAATGTTTAAGTTTGCTCAAGGTACTGGTTTAATGGGTGAGGCAGGTCCTGAAGCTATTATGCCTCTAAAGCGTGACAGCAATGGCAACCTTGGAGTTCGCGCAGGCGGAAACGGTGGAAATGTAGACGTAGTTGTTAATAACTTTGGAAGTGAAAAGGCTACTACTAAAGAAACCACTGATTCACGTGGAAATCGTAAAATAGAAGTTATTATTGGAGATATGGTTGCAAGCGAAGTGAGCCGAGTAGGTAGCCCAGTACAACAATCAATAACAAGTAACTTTAATAACAAGCCTGCTCTAGTAAGGAGATAATTATGGCAATTCCAGCATGGTCAGCACAACCCCTACCACAGGTACCACAAAAAGGATTTACAGAGTCCGTTGGTGTGAGCATTATACGCTCACCCATGGACGCTGGTCCAGCTAAGCAGCGACGCAGAAGTGCTGGAGTTAGTACAATGGACCTGAGTTTTATAATGACAACTGCACAAACTACAACACTAGAAACTTTTATTAATACCACTCTAGCAGGAACTAAACGATTTAGTTTTCCACATCCAAGAAAAGGCACTACTGTAGAAGTCCGCATTGTTCCCAGCGGGGACAGCGAGTTTTTTAAACTACAGTACTTAGCGCCAGGATACTGGAGCACGTCTTTAAAATTTGAAATACTACCATAATGAGCAGATTAAGTAGACTATCACCAGCAGCAATTAAAGCAATGTTTTCATCTGAAACAGATGAACAGCTTATAATGCTGCTTACAATTTACGATCCTAATGGTAGCACTGATCCTGCTGCTCCTACTGTGCCTATTAGATTATCAGATAATTATACAAAACGTATAACGTCAATAACAACCGATAACTCTGTAATAACTACTGATGATGAAGTTATTTACGGAGTTACTAGTCGCACAAAAGATTTTATATTTTTACCAATGACACTAAATTTGCCTACTGACCAACAAACTGGCTTAGGCGATTGCTCAATTTCTCTAAACTTTGTTTCGCCAGAAACAATAACTCTTATCCGAGATCATCTCCGTATAAGGACTAAAGTTTTAATTGAATTAGTAGTTTCTAGTAATATTGATAATGTAGAAGCAACTTTCACAGATTTTTATATTACATCAGCAACATACAATGCTGAAAGCGTCAACTTAAACTTAAGTATGGTTAGTTACAACACAGAACCATTTCCTAGCTTTAACTTTACTCCTAGTTATTTTCCAGGACTATTCTAATGAATTATGATAAATATATTGGGTTACCATATTTAGATAATGGCAGAACTACAGCTGGTCTTGACTGCTGGGGGTTAGCTCGTTTATTCTATAAAAACGAATATAATATAGAGCTTCCTAGTTATGTTGACGAATACGTCGGCGGGACTGATCCATATATTTCACAAGCAGTTAATCTTTACAAAGATAACTGGGAAGAGATTACCACACCAAACGTTGGAGACTTGTGTCTTTTCAATATTTTTGGTGAGCCTATGCACGTGGGTATATACGTTGGTGATAATAAGTTTTTACATTGCCGCATAGGTAGTGACTCTGTAATTGAGTCGCTAAATAACATCAAGTGGAAGAACCGCTTTGTTGGATTTTATGTATACGCGCCTCAAGCGCAGGTGCAAGCCGTTGGCGCACCCCACCCATTAAAGTTGCGTGCACATCGTGACTGGACCGCGGCCGGTACTACTATACAAGATTTTGTGGAGTTTGTAAAAACCAAGTATACTAGTGGAACAGAGTTAATTGGTAAAATTGTCGTAATGTTAGATGGTGTAGTTGTGCCTAAAGCAGATTGGGAGACTACACGCGTAAAGGCTGGGCAAGAACTTTCTTATAAAACCGTTGCTCAAGGTAATAATACTACACGTATGCTGATAATGATTGCAGCGTTTGTTATTACTGGGTATACTCCTACTGGAAGTGAGTTAACCATAGGTCAGCAAGTAGGAGCCATGGTACCAGGAGTTAGTGCCGCTAACGCAGGGCTAGTAGGCAGTCTTGTTATTAGCTCTTCAGCAATGATTTTGTCTAATGTTATTGCTCCTATTCGACCACCAAAATCAAACGATCCTGGTAGTGCAAATGCATTAAATCTGCTTACAGGTGCTGCTAATCAAGCAAACTTGTACGGAGCAATTCCAGTAGTCCTAGGTAAAGTTCGTTTTACTGGTGTGCTTGGAGCGAACCCTTATGTTGAGTCGCTTACTGAAACCAATGTCTTAAATACTGCTATTGTATGGGGCTTTGGACCTCTTGCAGTTAATGATATATGTATTGGCACAAAGCCAATTCTTGACTTTTATACAGGCGAACCTACGTCTGTACCACGTCCAGTTACCCTTGAAGGTTATGCTAAGAATTATGCTGCTGGTGCACTAGTAGATGACTTTAATGCACTATACGGACGCGATGTTGAATCACAAGCTGTAAATCTAGAACTAACAAACAATGCTACAAATATTTCTGGCGGGTTTACAAATACAAGCAGGTGGCAACAAGTTAATTTAAATCAAACTTGTGATGCTGTAGATGTTGTACTTTCTTTTCCAGAAGGTATGCGAAAAATCAATACTAAAAATGGTACTGTAGGTGCAACTAGCTGTAAAATTGAAATACAGATGCGCCCATACAGTACAGCACCTTGGACAGAAAATGATACTAGTGCTGCACTAAGCATCTATGACTATAAATCCGGCGATCCTACGGCATTTACTTTATATGAGCTAACTCCACCAACAGATGCCAGCGATAGTGGTTTATCGCTTTATCGCTATACAACTTTTTGTTTAAGCCCTAACGGAGGTACTGCTAAATTTGACGGAGCACCCACAGACGTTTTAGGTGCCAATGCCAGTGCTAATCTACAGGCATTGTATGCAAATACAGGATATAGTTCGTTGACAAACAGCTATGTTACAAAAGGCTATTTGCCAGAAATTCCTCCTGGATACTTGCCCCTTTATACTTTTTATCAAAATAGTCAGGGTACTTATACACTGCTTACAAACCATATAACTGGATACAGTGGAGTAACTGGATTAACTTATAGCGACGTTAGTACTCCAGAACTTTCTGGTAGCGGAGATAGTATTACTTGGTCAACTCCGGCCGTTAAAACTATTAAAATTATGGCAGGTAGGGTCTACTCCCAAAGCAGTGGTGCAGATCCTTCCGCTTCAGAACAACTTATTTGGACTAGTTTAGATGCTTTATCTGCTGGAGGTGTTGTTCGTAAAAGCAGTGGTGGTAAATGGGGAAGTTTTTTGAGTACTTATGGTGTTTGGGGTAGCACGTATACTACACCTGCTGCAAGCGGTTATGGCGGGTCGTGGGTTAAGGTAATACCTAATATTAACTTTCCTTATACAGGTTACTACACAGTAGAAGCTGCTGCTGACGATCAAGGTGAAATATTAATTGATGGAGTACGTGCAGTACAGATTCCTAAATCAGGGGACAATAATTCAATTAACAGTATTAAAGGCGTTATTAAATTAAAAGCCGGACTGCACAGTATTACACTAAGTGGCGTAGACAATCAAGCTAATGATATGGGAATCGCAGCTAAGATTACTTATTTTGCTAGTAATGGATTAAATCTTGCTGCAAGCCAAAATACTATTCTTACCTTTGGTGAGGGCGCTTGGTTTGAAAAACGTAAAGATGCTTTTAACTGGGTACACTCAGTAGAAAACTTAGCTAGAGCTAGGTATCAAGTACGTGTTCGTCGCACTACTAGCGATGAAACTGAAGATGAAGCAGATTTCAAAAAATTTCACAAAGCCATACTAAGCGGTGTGATAGGCTACGATAAACAAGAACAGCCTATGATAAATCCTCCTGGATGTTATCTAGCTAAAACTGCTGTGCGTATTCAAAGTAACAATAAGATTAATGGGCAAATTGATGGCATTAATGCGCTAGTACAAACAGTTACTTGGGACTATGAACGAGCCACAAGTAGTTGGGAAAACTTACGTGCTACTAACAATCCTGCAAGTTTATTTGTTTATGTACTAACACACCCAGCAAATGCTTTCAGAGTAAAACTTTCACAGCTAGATGTAGCTAATTTAACTACATGGCATAACTTTTGTAATCCTGTACCACAGACTGTAGCTACTCCAAGCATGGTTAAAGGTAGGTCTTATACTATTAGTAATATAGGTAGTACTACGCAAGCCGATTGGAATATTTTAGCTGGTACTAGTGGTATCGTATACGACGTTGGCGACAGTTTTGAAGTACAAGTTACTGGCGGAGTTACCGGAACAGGTACTGGAGTATATGCACCTAAATTTGCATATAACGGAGTATTAACTAGTACTCAAAGTGTAATGGACACACTACGTGATATATGTGCAGCAGGTAAAGCTAGTCCCTCATACATTGACGGTAAGTGGGGCGTAATCATTGATACTCCTAGATCACATACCGTTCAGCATTTTACTGAGCATAATAGCTGGGGATTTGAGTCAACTAAAGTTTTGCCAATTTTGCCACACGCTTTCCGCGTTAGCATTAATGACGAAAGTAATGCATATCAAGTACGCGAATTTATTGTTTATAACTACGGTTATGGACCTACAACAAGTGGTTCTGTAAAAGGTGCTGAGTTATTTGAGCAATTAAGTTTACCTGGTGTAACTAATATTGATCAAGCTATTCGCTTAGCTAGATGGCATTTTGCGCAGCTTAAATTACGTCCCGAAACGTATACAGTTAACGTAGACTTTGAGCACTTGGTGTGTACTCGCGGCGATAAAGTAAAAATTAGTCACAGCGTACCACAGTGGGGCGTTGGAAGCGGTCGTTTAGGCACAGGAGTAGGTGACAGTATTACAGGTACTAGTTTAACCTTACGTGAACCTGTACTTTTAACCAGCGGTACTACTTACACTATACTAATTAGAACTAATTACTTAACTAGCACAACTGGTAGCGGAAGTGTTAGCAGAACTTTTACGTATAGCGGCACAACTGGATATACTAGCACAATCACAGTGCCTACAATAGCTTTAGCAGATGGTGTAGAATCAGATAACTTATTTATGATAGGTTTAAGTACCGTATCAACACAAGAGTGTATAGTTGTTGGTGTTGAACCAAGTGGTAACTACAGTGCCAGACTAACCCTAGTAGATTATTCTCCAGATATTTATACTATGGACTTAAGTAGTCTAATAGTATACAACCCTAACTTAACTACTAACAATATTCCGCTAATAAAGAATACTATTACTAAAGCACCTATTATAAATAGCGTAATTAGTAGCAGTACTGTAAGTAGTGAGATAGCTACAGGTAGTTACCAAAATAAAGCTATTGTATCTTTTACAAATCCAAGCGATTTACCAGCAGTAGCTACTCGTGTACAGTTTGATATTATTGAAGGAAGCATACCTACTTTCTCTACTAATCCTGGTGAAACACGTATTGTTAACAAAGAAACAAGTAGCTATACTTTTGAAGGATTAACTTCTGGATTAAAATATAAAATACGCGCAAGGTACTTGGGTAACACTAATGAAATTGCAGGGCCTTGGTCTATTGATTATGCTTTTACCAATGATGGTAAAAACAGAAACTTTAGCGTGCCACCAGCACTTGTAGTAGATTTAGAAAATACTTATATTGTTTTAGATCCAACAATTGTAGACCAACCTAGTGACTTTAAAGCTTATGCCTATAGACTTTATAGAGATACTGGGACTACGGATTTATGGAATACAACACCTGTAATTCCAGAAATGCAAAGTCAAGGTCAGGGTAGGTTAGATTTGCTACTAGTACCATTAATAACTAGCGGTGTTACTACGCCTAGAATATCTGAAGCTGGTATTAATTATCGAATAGCTTGCAGAGTATTAGATAAAACTGGTAATTATAGTGAAACAAGTTCGTATGCCTCTATACTTGTTAGAAATATTGTTTAAAGGAGTAGTATGGCAGCAACATTATCTGCAGGCGTAGGTTCATTAATATTAAAACTAGATACTCCGTATGATCGCGTGCGCACCACAGATGCGCGCGACGATTTGCAAAAAGTACAAGTATGGTGCTCTACTACGTCTGGATTTACTCATTCTAATTCTAATAAAGTATTTGATGGTTTAAGCTTATCCGTTGTTATATCAAAAATAACTACGGACGGCACTACATTTACTTCTTTAGTAGCAGGTACAACATATTACGTTAAATATGCTTTTATTAGCAATATTGATGATGTTAGTACTACAGCATTTACCGTCTCTAGTGAATTAAGTGCTACACCTATTGTAGCATCAGCACAAACAGTAGATATTTCTGGATATAGTGCTTTTGTAAAAAATAGTGCTGGTACTACACTTACTCCATCTTTAGTTACTTTAACAGCAGTTTTGAATGGAATTACTAGCCCTGTTTATGCCTGGACAATAACTGGAGGAACACTATCTTCTAACAATACTGTATCTACTGTAGTAACCCCTAGTTTAAGCTCAACTTCTGTAACTGTTACTTTAAGCGTAACTGGTACAGGTTTAGTTACGCCTATAACAAAAACAATTGTAATGGCAGTTGTTAATGATGGGCAAAATGCAACTGCATATGGCTTAGTTGTATCGGCTGGTGCTATTCAAAGAACCAAAGCTGGTGTATTAAATCCAACAACACTTACTGTATACGGATATTTTGCAGTAGGTACAACAACTCCTGGTCTTTATGCTGGTAGATTTAAAATATACGAAAATGGTAGCGCTACAGCAAGCTATACTTCTGCATCAGATCAATCAAGTTATACTTATACTCCAAGTTCATCAAATATTACTAGCATTAAAGCGGAACTATACTTAGCGGGGGGTACAACTACTAAAGTTGACGAACAATCAATACCAGTTGTAATAGATGGAACAGATACAGTTACTGCTATATTAAGTAATGAAGCAGCGACTGTTCCTGCTGACAATTCTGGAACAGTTACTTCATTTGCAGGTGCTGCCACTACTATGAGTGTGTATGTTGGTGCTACAGATGATAGCGCTAATTGGACATTTTCAGCTGCCCTCACAAATATTACTGCTACTGCTACAAATTCTAACCGCACCCAAACTGTAACAGCTTTATCAGCTGTATCAGGATTCATAGATATTACTGCAAGTAAATCCGGATACCCAAGTATTATTAAACGATTTAATGTTAATAAAGCTTTAAACGGACCAACCGGATCAACCGGCAGCGGAGGAATAAGTGCAGTTATTAGTAAAAGTAGTCACGTATTTCCAGCAGATACTACAGGTGCTGTTACTTCTTATGTTAATAGTGGTACAGAATTACGTGTGTATGAAGGTGCTACAGAGTTATCTTATGACGGAGTAGGTACAAGTAATGGTACCTGGACTTTTAGCACCGGTACTCCTAGTAATATTACTGTTGGCAGTATTAATGATAGCGGAACTTACGCTACTATTGGTCAACATAGTGGAGTATCAGCAGGTACAGACACTTCTTTAATTACATATACTATAACCGGTAAAAGTTCTACAGGCGTATCTTTTACCATTACGCAAACGCAAACATTTACTAAATCAAAAACCGGACCTACTGGTAGTAGTCCTAATAAATACGCCGTAGCTACGATTTATAAATGGGCTTCAGTACAAACTCCTAACCCTACGGGTTCAAGTACATACACTTGGTCTTCGGGAACTAATAGCGGGTATAGTGGTACAGCAACAGATGGTTGGTACGACACTGTACCAACTAATCCAGGCACATCTTCGCTTAAATTATGGACGGCTACAAAAACGGTAACAGATGTGGCTACTGCACTTACTACCCCAGTAGATTGGACTACTGGAGTTATGATTGGCTCTGTTGGTGGTAATGGCGCTCTTGGAATGACCGGAACTAGTGGTGTTAATGGTGTTAACGCAGTAACAGTTAATCTATACAAAGCTGGATTAAATCAAGCTAGTGTAGGCAGTCCTACAGGCACATCTACATATCTTTGGTCTAACGGAACTTGGGCTTATACTGGAGATGCAACTTGGACAAAAGATCCTCCACTACCTTCTGCTTCTAACTATGGACTAACGTTATGGGCAGCTAGGGTTACATTAATAGAATCTGCCACAACTACTCAAAGTCCAATAAATTGGACAACTGCAGCCCTTGTGCCTATTAGTTATTATGGGGCAAATGGCCCAACAGGACCTACGTCAACTACCCCAGGTCCCGCAGGTGCAAGTGCTCGTGTAGCTTATGCAGTTACAACAACAAGTCCTGCAGGTACACCTGCTAACAAAGAAGAAACTGGAGATGTAGTTCCTGCTACAGGTACTTGGTTTCCTGGTGTAACTTGGCTTACTAATGCGCCTGCTACACCTTTAACAGCAGGACAATTTTTGTATCAAGTAGATGGATTATATAACCCTGTTACTGGTAAAACAAATTGGATAGGTATACCTTATTTAAGTAATTTAAAAGTTGGTAACTTAGCTGCTCTTTCTGTAAATACAGGAGCATTAACAGTAACAGATACAATTACTGTAACTGGAAACGGTACAGATGGAGTTTTAATTACTACTACTGGCATTTCAATTTACAATGCGGGTGTACTACGTGTTAAACTAGGAAGTATTTAATGGCAACTTATGGATTAAAAACCTATAAAAGTGATGGTACTACTGTTGTGTTACAAAACTCCACCAAAAGTGGAGTTTTTGGACAAGCATATACCCTATCCAAAAGCGGAACTGCAGGACTACAAACTATAGTAGAATTTCCACAGTATACAGGTAGAAGTATTAGACCTATGCAACTTAGGCCAGGCGGACATGTATGGTTTGTTGGAGTAGTCAATAATATTCCAAGAATAACTTTTACAGAAAATTCAGCAATTGGTGTTACTAGTGCTAGCTTTTACTACGATGATACAGTTTTATACATCTTTATTAAATAAGGATATCCATGGCCACTGGTTTACGAATAATAAATGATGATTCAGAGCTGCTAATAGATAGTGATTATATTAATCCTACATTTGTACAAAAACTAGAATTTGACGCAACCCCTACTTTAGTTGAAGCTGCAAGCGGCTTTATACATCCTGGGTATATAAAAAGAGAATATAAAACTACAAATACAATTTCATTAGGTGTTGCTGGAATGGCATATGTTGTAATGTGGACTTTGCCAGAGAACCCTGATGAAGTAAATCCTCAAGCTAATCCTCCAAAAGATGTCTATTATAACTTTGATACTTCTATAGCTTACTTAAACGAGAAGCTTACTTGTTTTGTTTATGCAAACTCTACTGGTAGCGCTTTAACATATACACTACCTACCGCTTATGTTTTTGCAGTAACCCCAGCAGGAATTAATAGTTTAAACTCAACAGGTCCTGCATTACGTATGTATAATAGTGCTGGGCAAAAAACATTTGATAGTAATTTAACGCAATTAGCACCCTATAGTATTACTGATACATTTGCATTTTCTATAGCAGGAACAAATCCAAATAATTATGGAACTACTCCAGTTTCTATTGCTTTATCAATACCCACTAATCCGATATTTATGCTACCGGATTTTCATGCTTTAAGAATTAACAAAGGTTCAGCAGGTAGTTTTGCTCATCAAGAATACTTATACGAAACAGCTTTTAGAAGAGTAGGCAGTACACTATATACTAGGCTATATGTTGTAGACTATTTTAACGAAGATTATGCTTGGCCATTAACACAAACAACTTTTACTAGCGGTAATAACAATCAACTATCCGTTATTGTATCAGATGCTAATGTATACCAAGCCGTGTCTCCTGGCGGGGGTGGTGGCGGAGCTAACCCTACATATACACTTTCTTCAAATTTTAGCTCCAGAGATGAAGGTACTACAGTTGTAGTTACTTTAAATACTACTCTAGTAGCTGATTATACAGAATTTTTCTATACTGTTACTGGAGTTGCTGCAGCTGATTTAAGTGCCGGCGGAGTAACTGGTAAATTTATAATACTTAATAATACTGCCAGCGCCAGTTTTACTTTTGCAAATGACTATTTAACTGAAGGTACTGAAACGTTTACCCTAAGCCTTGACGGTTTAACACAATCGGTAAGTGTAACAGTTAACGATACTAGTTTAACTCCTTCGTATAGCTGGTCAACTCCCGGAAATGTAAATGAGGGTTCAACAGGCTTTACTACATTTAATGCTACTAATGCCAACGGCAGAGTTGTAACATTCAGCGTAATAGCCCCTAGTACAGGTACAAGTATATCTGGTTCCAGCGATGGAGCGCTGTTAACAGGTAGTTGGACAGTTAGTGGTAATGCACCCACTTCTATAAATGTACAGTATTCGGCAGTAGCAGACTCAACCACTGAAGGTCCGGAAGCTTTTCGATTAACAGCAACAGTAGATGGTGTCACATACACAAGCAATGATATTATTGTAAATGATACTAGTAAGACAATTGGATATTCTGTTTCGGCAGCAGACAATTGGGATGAGTCTGGTACTTATACGGTAACTATAGGTGCTAACAATGTTAATGGCACAACATTATATCTAACGACAGACAATGCACTTGTAACACCAAGTTCAAGCACAGTAACAGTAAATTCAGATACTTTTACTATTAATGTAAATTATACCGCAGGTATTGTAACTGCTAATACAACAGTACGTCTACATGTAAGAACAGGCAGTGCGACTGGAACAATACAAGCCTTCAAAGACATTATTTTAACTAACGTAGCGGCTTCCTATAGTTTCGGAACAGTAGCTGCTTTTAATGAAGGCAGTTCAGGCTCAGTACAGTTTAATTACAGTTATGCTGCTAATAAATCCGTAACATTTTCGGTTGCCGCCCCTACCAGCGGCACAAATGGTGTATCTGATGTTACATTAAATACTACAACTCACAGTATTGGGGCAACAAATGCTTCTGGGAATGTAAGTGTTACGTATTCAGCAGCAGCTGACACTACTACCGAAGGCCCAGAGTATTTTAGAATTGCAGCAACAGTTGATGGTAGTACATATTATAGCAACAATATTACTATAAATGATACATCGCTAACACCTACACCAACTTATAGTTTAACAAGATCTGTTGCAAGTGTTAATGAAGGTGGAAGTTTTTCAATTACTTTTGCTACTAAT